TTACATAAGATGGCTGATGGTGGAGCAACTGATGCAGTAGTAACATCTATTACTAAAAGAGTAAATGGTGGTACAATTGGATTGGCAGACCGTATCAAACACTTCAAAGAGTATTATCACTTATTAGCGTAAGGATTTGGTAATGTAATTAAAAATTCATATATTTATAGAATATAATAACACATAATGGCAAACATAAGTTTAAAAAGACTATTTGAAGCTCAAGATTTTAAAGCTAAAAGTAAAGAGACTGGAAAATTGGTTCACTTCAAATCGAAGGATTCGTATCAAGCTGCATTAAAAGCTGGTTCACACGAAGAACCTAAAAAAGATAAAAAAGCACAAGCTAAGCAAGCAGCTCAATCAGCTGATATGTTTAAGGGTGATTACTCAAAAGAAAGAGGTGCTGAATCTCCAAAAGTTAATCTTCCAAAGAAAGCATCTGAATTAACATATAAACACAATACAGCAATTTCAGATACTTTAAATAAAGAATTGGAACTTGATGGTATTGCTGATAGTAATCCTAGTAGTATGGATCCTGATAATAATACTATACAATATACTGCTAGTGCTGGTGAAGAACCTACATACTCACTTTATTTTGGGCCAAATTATGATTATAATAAGCCTGATGAGTTTAGAGTAAGTTTAGAATCTACTTATGGTAATGACCCATCTAATTTGAGTGGTAAGAACGATAAATCATTTAAATCAGCTGAAGATGCTATGAAATATTTGATTGCACTTGGTAAAAAGTATAAGAAAGAATTGCAGATGGATGATGATGATACAAACGAATCAACCAAACTAACATCAATGATTAAAAAATAAAAGAAAGGGAGTTAAATACTCCCTTTTTTATTTGGTATTGTAACAAATTTTTTGTATATTTGTTACATCTTTTACCATAAAAAATATACTGAAAAAAAGATTTGGAAGTCTGAGAAATTCTTCGTATATTTGTATTTCCATTATATTTATATGTGTAACGGAAGTGTAGGAAAGACACTATAATCCAACCTTAAAACATAAACGTTTTAAAACTTAAACTCTTAAAATTTAAAAGACATGGCTATTAATTTAGACGCAATTAAGAGCAGACTTAACAAACTGCAAAACACCCAAAGAACATCAGTAGAACTTTGGAAGCCAGCACCAGGCAAACACACAATCCGATTGGTGCCGTACAAATTCAATAAAGAAAATCCTTTTATTGAACTTTATTTTCACTACAACATCAACAACAAAACTTACTTATCTCCAATGAGTTTTGGCAGACCTGACCCAATCGTTGAGTTTGCTGACAAACTTAAAAGAATGGGTGATAAGGAAGATTGGAAAGCTGCTAAGAAAATGGAGCCGAAACTTAGAACATTCGTACCAGTATTGGTAAGAGGCGAAGAAGGTGAAGGCGTAAGATTCTGGGGCTTTGGAAAAACTGTATATCAAGAAATTCTTGGTTATATGGCTGATGCTGATTATGGTGATATTACTGACCCAAATGAAGGTAGAGATATTACTGTTGAAGTAGTATCTGCTGAAGACAGTGGTACATCTTACCCTGTAACAACAATCCGTGTTAAACCAAAAGAAACTCCATTGGCTGCAACAAAAGCAGAAATGGACAAATTCCTAAGTGAACAAAAGGAAATTACTGACCTTTATTCTGAATTAACTTATGCAGAATTGAAGAACGTATTAGAAGGTTGGTTGAATCCATCAGCAACTTCCGATGAAGAAAAATCAGTATCCGCTGAAACTCTTTCTTCTACCGCAAGTGATGATGATGAAGCACCATTTGATACAACTCCATCAAAGAAAGCAGCACCTGCGCCAGCTAAGAAATTAGATGATGTAGCAGCAGCATTTGATGACCTTTTCAATTCATAAAATAAGTTATAAAGAATATGGCAAAAGCAACTAAAGAAGTTGATTTGGCAGCAGTGCTTGCTGAATCACTCAACAAACAATCAAAGGACCAAAGAGTAGCATTCTTTTTGGATTCTGATGAAGCACCTACAAATGTGGACGGTTGGATTTCAACTGGAGCATCATTGTTGGATGTTGCCATCTCCAATAGACCTTATGGGGGTTTGCCTGTTGGTAGAATTGCCGAAGTGACAGGACTTGAACAAAGTGGTAAATCATTATTATCAGCACACTTACTTGCCGAAACACAAAAGTTAGGTGGTATCGCTGTGTTGATTGATACTGAAAACGCCGTAAGTAGAGAGTTCTTAGAAGCTATCGGAGTTGATGTATCTAAGATGTTGTATGTAGCAGCTGAGACTGTTGAACAATGTTTTGAGTACACCGAAACAATCATCGAAAAAGTAAGAACACAATCCAAAGATAAGTATGTTACGATTGTAGTGGATTCCGTTGCCGCCGCATCAACAGAAAAAGAAATGGAAGCTGATTATGGAAAAGATGGTTACGCTACCGATAAGGCAATCATTATCTCCAAAGCAATGCGTAAGATTACTAACTTAATTGGTAGACAGAAAATCACATTGGTTTTCACAAATCAATTAAGACAGAAAATGAACGCAATGCCTTTCTCTGACCCTTGGACAACTTCGGGTGGTAAAGCAATTGCTTTCCATGCATCGGTTCGTTTGAGATTAAAGAGTATGGGAACTATTAAGGCAAAGGAGAATGGTAACGAAAGAGTCGTAGGTATCAAAGTACGTTGTCAAGTAGTAAAGAATAGGATGGGACCGCCGTTACGTTCCGCTGATTTCGATATTTTCTTTGATAGAGGTATTGATAACTATGGTGCATGGTTAGCAATAATGAAGGATAATGGTATTGTAAAACAATCAGGAGCTTGGTATGAATATACTGATATTGATACTGGTGAAGTGATTAAATTTCAATCCAAAGATTTCCCTTCAACGTTAGATGCTAACAATGAAGTTAGGGAGCAAATCTATAAAAGGATTTGCGAAGCAACAATTTCACAATACAAAAAAGATTCACTTGATACTGATAGTTTGGTGACAGACTCAGAAGTAATAGGTGATTAATAAAGGTTACAAAAAATGAAAGAACTTTACAAACAATTACTTAATGAAGTAGAAGTAGAACATACTGCCAACATCCAAAGGGTGAGGAATGGTAGAGTTCTTATCATAGATGGACTCAATACCTTCATCCGTAGCTGGACTACCAATCCCACAATGAATGAGGATGGTGAACATACGGGTGGAGTTATTGGTTCATTAAATTCAATCGGAAGTCAAATCCGCCAATTCAATCCAACTAGAGTTATCCTAACCTTTGATGGTAAGGGTGGTTCTAAAGGTAGGAAAGAATTATTTGAAGGCTATAAAGCTGATAGAGGTAAGAATCGTTTTAGGGTTAATCGTCAATACCCAGAAATGATGTCTCAAGAAGATGAGCAACTTTCAATGAAAAGACAATTTGTGTGGTTAGTAGACCTATTAGATAGTTTACCAATCACTACAATGATATATGATGGTATTGAAGCAGATGATGTAATTGGACACATTGCTAAGCATGTGCTTGGTGAAGGTGAAGACTGTTATATCGTTTCTACCGATAAAGATTTTTTACAATTAGTTGATGAAAAGACATTTGTTTATTCACCAACTAAAAAGAAACTTTACAATAGAGAAATGGTTAAAGAAGAATATGGATTGTATCCACAAAACCTCTTACTATTCAGAACATTAGATGGGGATAACTCTGATAATGTACCGGGTGTTAAAGGATGTGGATTAAAGACTGTTCTTAAAAGATTTCCTGAATTATCCGAAGATAGAGAAATAACTTTTGATGAGTTCTTTAAAATATGTGAAGATAAAAAAGGAGAGGCCAAAATCTATGAAGATATACTTGCAGCTAAAGATGATGTGTTAAGAAACAAACAAATCATGCAATTGCAAGAACCACATATCAATACAAATACTAAATTGAAAATAAATGATAGATTCTCTGAACCAAACCGAAAGTTTGATAAGATGGAATTTATTAAAGCCGCTATGAAGTATAAAATCCTTCAAAACTGGAAAGACATAAACGATTGGTTAAAATCAACTTATACAAAT